TATACATTTTCACAAAATTGTAGTATATCGTCATCTAATGTTAATTCATCAACACGTACATAACCTCTATTAGAAGTAAATACTTTATGGTTCCCAGTTACACGTAATATAGTATTATCAAACATTTCCAATTCATACATACATTCGCTTGATGATGTTGTTAAATTTGTATGAACCTTAACAACATCATCAACACATATGATATTATCTTTAGTGTTGTAACTTAAAATTTTATCATCAACCATAATATCTTTTATTTGTTTTTGCGACCCGTTACGTAATGTTATCAGTGTTGATCCATCTAAACACTCATCAACAAGAACCCCCCCAAATTGTTTAAAAAATCCTGGAGACTTTTTATAAATGGACTGCCAAGTTGATATTGTCACTTTTTTATTAGAGTCATAATTCTTACTCTTCCCATAAAGAAGTGTTACATCATCATAACTATCACACCACCCATAATCACTAAAATCTGAAAATAATTGATTAACTAAATTTATACTAGGAACGACAATTAACAATTTATTATCTAACTCATCCATCATAAATCTAATCAAACTATACATTACTAAACTTTTTCCACTACCTGTAGCGGATTCAAGAACACCTCGTTTATTTTTAATAGCAGAATATATCGCATTCTGTTGATAATCTCTAGGATACATCTTCAATCCATTAAATAACGCATCATAAAAAGGAATCAAATCCTCTTTACTAATATCATTAGTTAATCCCGCTCTATCAAAATTGAAACGAATCCTATAATCATATTTCACAAGAAAAGGTTTTAAGTACTTCAATAACCCTATCGGAAGGGTTCTATCGTGTACATTGAAAAAACTTATCTTTCCGTCCCACATCCTAGCTTTATACTTTGGATTGAACTTATAATTTGGAACGTAGCACGAAAAGAACTCTTTCAGCTCGAAAGCCTGAGAGGTATCGCACTCGATCCCTAAATTAACATTATCAATTAAGTATAACCCAATTACTTCTTCTACACTCATAATATAAACTCACTATGTCATAATTCCATTCTTTAGCTTCATGTAGTCTATATACGATTTGATTTTATAACCTAAATTAGATATTTCAGTTAATGCTCCTTTTAGGAACTCAACGACATCTTTTTGGCGTTCTTGCTCAATACATAGTGCTATCATATCATCATCACCATCTATTTGAACTTCTCTATCACCCTTCGTCGGAAGAGTATATTCGTAATCAAACATATAGCGATGATCAGCTTTCTTTTTAGCTCTCTTTATATCACTATTTATATTAATTAGCACTCTGCGTTGTTCGAAATATTTTTTACGATATTTCACATATAACTTAGGTGGTTCGAATATTTTAGCTTCGAAATTATCAACATTGATATCCACATCCTTATGGAATCTCTTGAGTAATATTTCAAATTCCTCATCACTTAATCTTTTATCATTCATAATATTCTCCTCAACATCGCATCACCATAGTCTTGTTAACTATAGGTGCGACAACTTCTATTGGTTGTTTATATTTCATGTAATAGACCGTCTTAGGAACCGATACTCGGTCAGATATAACTATCTTACCCCTATCGAGTTTATATCCCGCATACGGCTTGCTAGACCCATCTGAGACGAATCGTTTCTTTCTTTTATCTGTAATTATTCCGATTTCAATAAAATATAGCTCAATATTTTTATTTGTTATTAAGCTATGAATGGTTGAAGGGGAATACTCACGAATTGTTCTCAATATATTATTAACATCACTCACACGCACATATTCGCTATCGGACTCATTAAGAAGTGCCATAACTTTCTTTTTGACGTAGCGAGTAATATCATAAACACCATTGATATTTATAAATCTTCTTATAATCCCTCTTGTGATTGCAATCGTAACGAATTTGCGTGGAATATGTAAAATATCTGCCATCACATCCATCATCTCACTCAAAGTTACGGATGCATGATACACATCATCACCACAATCAATCTCCATAAGAAATGTTCGTGTGTGTTTCTTAAAACTATAGTCGTATAATTTAACATCAATACTTGACCCGACATATCCATGTTTTTTCATCAAAACATATACCATTTTTTGGTATAGTGCTACAGATTGAGTTGCACTAAAGCGATGTTTGGTCATAAAATAATATCGGAAGTACATTGTGTGTTTAAATCCAATAGAACTTGTTAGTTGAATTAAAATTTCAATATTATGGTGTGTATCAAAATTACACCCACACAAATATGAAAATTGTTGGTCAACCGATAATTTTGTATCGCCTGGATACCCCGCAGATAGTGTCCTAAATAGATTTTTGCCTTTAGTTGCACCGAATGTTTTATACAGTGTATATCCTATTGCAATCCATCGATTGTATGTGAGATATTTGAAATTTGATCTACGATTATGTATATTTATAAACTTAACCATGCCTCGGAAGTAAGTATATTTAGATTTTGCTGACATTTTACGAAATTCTTGAACATAATCAGACATTGCTTCATCATAGTCATAATCTTTACTAACAACGGGCATTTTTTCCGATTTAGCTTTAACTACTGGGTTATCCCCAACAGTTGGTTTGGTAAATTTTAAATATTTTCCGTTGTGATTTATATCAAATCTAAAATTATTGAAGTGAGTAACATCATCATTCAACGATTCATTTAGTGAGGGGAAAATTAGTCTAGCACCATCTCGAACTGTTGTATCACATCTTAAATTGCTATTGGTGACTTCATCGAACACCCTCGTATACGTGGCTTTAAGGGTATCTATATCAACAATTTGTGTGTCTAAGGGAAGAATTACGTGAAAACATTCTTTGGAGTCCGTGACATGAGATTTTGACGTATACAACATCCAATTGTACACTTTTGCAAAATCAGAATCAAGAAATTCTTCTATTGTCGAGTCATTATGTCCGTCTTTACCATCAAAATCCAAAAATATAGCTGATGCCGATTTAAAAGATGCTTGATTACGAATGTGTTGATTATATTCGTAATACGTGTGCACATACAAATTGACCATTTCATAAATCGATTCGATGTCATCTTCATTTTCAAAATCAAAAGATTTTGAATAATCATAATGTTTGAATGTAGGATTGTATTTATTTGTTAGACGGTGTTCCTTAACGGATAACCGTATTTTTTTCATATTTCTCCGAATTGTTGCTATTTTTAAAAATCACCCATGAATATACGTATTTTTTTGGGAAAAGTCAAGGAAAACTTTAAAACACCCCAAATTTTTCCCAACTACTATTGTTCTTACTTAGCTTCTAGTATTAAGTTAATTATTGTTTGTTTTTATTTTCATAGACTTCCAAAAGCTATGCGGAACATTTTGGTTTTATTACTTAATTTATATAAATTTCACTTTTCAGTTGACTTTGTTTGGAAAAATATGTATATTATACTATACAAAATTTAGAGATTGCTAAATTACTTCGAAAGGAAGAGAATGCGGGTTGAACTCAAACGATTAACAATCCAAAACCTACTATCTTTTGGGAACACGGAAACGGTGATAAACTTTAATGGCGGATTAAATTTGATTACAGGTCCTAACGGGGCAGGTAAATCATCCGCACTACTAGATGCGATTTCATTCGCATGGTACGACAAACCTTACCGCAAAATCAACAAAACGGAACTCATCAATCGAAAAAACAAGAAAAATCTTAAAGTTTCTTGTGAATTCGAAGTTAATGATATCCCGTACATGATTGTTCGTGGACTAAAAAATAAAGACGTAGATTTGGAATTTTACATAGACGGTAAAAAGCAAAATATGCTTTCGTCAAAAGGTTTAAGTCAAAGTGTGATAGAAGATCACATCGGGATAGACTATAAACTTTTTAAACAGATTATATCGCTATCGATTAATCATAACAAGCCATTCTTAACTCTCCCAGCGGGAGAAAAACGTGAATTGCTTGAAAAGTTCTTTAGTATAGACACTATTGCTGCGATGAATAAAAAAGCAAAAGAAACTTTGAAGAATAAAAAAGTTAAAAAAGAAATGACCGTGCAATCGGTTGATATGTTATCAGATGTACTTAAATCTGAAAAGAGACATATTACTGAATTGTCCGAGTCAAAAAAGACTTTTGATTCTGATAAGAAGAATGATTTATTCGAGATTACCGAAAAGATTGACCTTAACGGGAGAAATCTCAAACAACTCAAGGTTGATGGTAGAGCGAAGAGTAAAGAATTAAAATCATTGGACAAACCTATGGATATATCAGAATTGAGAAAACTCAAGGACGACCAATCCAAAATTAAGAATAATGCAGAGTTTGAAATTAATAATGCTGAAGAAATTCTTAAAGCTCTTGATGAGCACGTCATTTGTCCAAAATGCAAAAGTGAACTCACCGAAGAACATAAGAATGATGAAATCATATTACAACATACCATTATTAAAAAAGCTAATGATGAAATAAAAGGTTGTAATAAAGAAATCCTCACGATTAACTCAAACATAACTAAAAACGAAAAGGCTATCGAAGATGCCAATGACATTAAATATTCATTGAGACATTTAAAGAGTCAAGTCGTTAATATTGAAACTCAACTAGAAAAGCTGAAAGCGGATAAAATTAAAATATCTGATAGACAGTTTGTTGTTGATTTGAAAGTTATGAAAGACCAATATAAACAGAAACTAGACGAGTATAAAGAGGGTAAGAAAGAGTTATCCGAATTATCAGACCAAATCAAGATGTATAATAAAATCATCGAGATATTATCTGATAGTGGAGTGAAGTCATATATTTTTGACCAACTCATTCCCGTACTCAATAAAAGCATAAACTATTACTTAAATATTTTTGAATTGCCTATTTATATTGAGTTCGATAATTCAATGAAGGACAATATTAAAACATCCACAAATTTTAACGACCCCGTTAATTACATGAGTTTTAGTGAGGGAGAGAAGAAAAAAATAGATATGGCTATTTTGCTTTCCTTTATTGACGTTACAAAGAAAATTGCTAATTGGAATTGTAACTTACTTGTAATCGATGAATTGTTAGATAGTTCTATTGATGATAACGGTCTGGAGAAATTGCTTGCAAGTTTAGAAAAGATGGTATTAGAAAATGATGGACTAGGAACATACATCATTTCTCATCGATTTAAAAACGAGTATAAAAATTTCTTTACCAGTATGATAGAGATTAAGAAGAACGCAGACGGATTTTCAAAGATAACTACAATTTAACAGGAGAAACTAATGGGAAAATATATAGATAAGATAGAATTTCATAATCTATTAAAAGATTACAGAGACTTTGATTTAGAGATTGAAGCACTCGAAGATGAACTAAAAACTATTGACGGATTACATTTGAATGAAGGTGTAAGCAATCAAGGTGATACCGAGGGGTTGAATACAATAGAAATTAATTCATCTATAAGTAAAATAGAATATAAACGAGGCAAGGTCTACGAAAAAATCGGTAACCATTTTTTAATGATAGCCAGAAATTTCTTAAATAAACCATCATTTATAAACTATACAGATGACTGGAAAGATGATATGGTATCCGAAGCGGTGTACGATATGGTAAGATATATAGATAACTATGATGTAGACCTCATGGAAGAATATCTTGAAGTTGGAAAAACACCAGACCCGTTTGCTTATTTTTCTAGGTATGTACCGAATGGTGCTGTAAGATTACTAAAAGAACGAAATAGAGATAAAGAAGTCATCGTTCGTATTCCATTCATAGAAAATATCGATAAGAGAGACATATCATATGACTAAAAAAGTTTGCCTGGTATCAGATATACATTTCGGGGTGAATAAAAATTCAGAGTTATTTCTAAATAGTAGTATCACATATTTTAGAGATCAACTCGTACCATATTTGCACAGTGAAAATATTACACACATTTTGGTGCTTGGTGATGTTTTCGATAATAGAAATTCTATTAATGTCCGAATTAGTGATCAAGTGCGTATGGTCTTTGGAGAAATCTTTGGAGAATTTGAAATCACCATATTGATTGGTAATCACGATACATACTACAAAACATCAAACGAGGTACACTCTTTAAAGTTTTTAAATTTACTACCAAACGTTGATGTTATCGATCAAGTGTGCTATAAAGAAATACTTGGTGTGAATACTATGTTCTGTCCGTGGGTGTTTAATTATGATGATCCCGTTCTTCAAGAAATGTTTGACACATCGGAAGCTGATGTATTATTCGGTCATTTTGATATTGTTGGATTCGCATTGAATAGTACTAGAGTTAGTGCAGAAGGATTACAACCAGAATCATTTGCTAACTTTAAGAAAGTCTTTAGTGGGCACTATCACACTCCTAGTTCTAAACGAATTGGTAAAACGGAGATTGCATATATCGGGTCCCCGTATCAAATGACTAGAAATGATAGAGGTGAACATAAAGGTGTCATCATTTTAAATTTAGAAACATTACGATATAAAAGAGTTGTCAACGAAACATCTATTGAATTTGTTGAAGTAGAATATCCCGAAATACCTAACAAAGAAGATATTGAAGGAAACATCGTTGATGCTGTTATTACTATTGATAAAAAGGATGTCATTGGAAATATAATCGACAAATATGTTGAGAAGATTGAGAAGATGAATCCTATTGAAAAAGTTAATGTTATTATGAACATCATTAGTGATAATTCAAGTGACTTTGACGAATTGAAACATGGAAAATTAAATTCCGTTCCAGATCTTATCGAATTGTATATCAACAATGATAATGATATCGAAGACAAAGATACCATCCTTAACACAATTATTGAAATTTACGAAGAGGTGAATTAATGAATAGAACGAAAACCTTACCAACATCAAATTTAGAAACATTTAGAAATCAAATGCGTAGCCCTAATGTAGGATTTGATAATACACAACAAATTGTATCAAATACTTTAAGAAAAATAAAAAAGAATATTGTGATTTCTGTTGTATCTGATTATACTGGATGTGGTCATATAAGAAATATCCTACCGTCTATATATCTTAATGCGTTATATGGAAAAGGTGGTGGTATGCAAATCATAAATACACCGATGGTGATTAATGACCCTTCAATCCTTGCACGCACCCGAAGTATCCTTTTCCAAAGAACAATGGGTCCACATACTCCTGGGCTTATTAAGCATTATAAAGAACTTCAAAAACAATATCGTTTCAAACTAGTGTATGATCTCGATGATTTCGTATGGAGTAGTGATTTAGAGAGTGAGAACATTCCTAAATATAATTTTGGTGGTGCAGCTATTACTAAGGAAGTTGAAGATTCTGCTATTACAAATATGAATTTGATGGACGTTGTGTGTGTATCAACACAATTTTTAAAAGATTATGTTGTAGGAAAAGGTGTAGATAAAAATAAAGTTAAGGTCGTTCATAACACCCTCCCTACTTATTTATGGGGAAGTGATAAAAAAGCACCGATAACCGAACGTATTAAAAAACCTAGAGTAGTATGGTCTTCAAGTCCTACTCATTGGCACGATCAAAAGAAGTTGGCTGGTGATATGGATAATGCGTGGAAAGATTGGATAATCAAATCTGTTAATGAAGATAAAATTGAATATATTCAAATGGGTGGTCTTCCGTGGTTCTTTGAAGAGATTAAAGATAAAATCACAGTATATCCTTGTGTAAATAGTTTACATTATCCAAAAACCGTTAAAAATATTAAAGCCGATTTTGGTATTGCTCCTCTTGTACCAAATCATTTCAATTATTCTAAAAGTGCAATCAAGTATCAAGAATATTGTGTTTCGGGAATAGTTGGGATAGGTTCAACGTTTACGAACGAGTATCCGTCACCATACGACGTAGCTATAACCCAAGCTAGTGATGATATTACAGTTGAGGGTATTGATGCCATATTTGATAAGCTAATGGAGCCTAAAGAGTATAATCGTGTCTTACAAGAGCAATACAAACAAGTCGTGAGCGAAAGCTGGATTACGGAAAGTTCTGGATATATAAACTTAATTACAAGTATTTTATAATTTCCCTTGACTTTACTCGGTAAAATGTGTATATTATGTCCATGAATTATTTAACGTACAAGGATTTAATATGTCGGTATTCACTAAATTTGTGCCCGAAATGTTTGTGGGATATATGGATAATGAAACTTTTGAGTTTTCAACTCAAGAGGATCTTTTAAATTTACCGTGCGTTTATACGTGGAGAACATCTATAAAACTTAGTGATGGTAAAAACTTTGAACCACATTTTCATCAATATAGTTTGGATGGCAATCTTCTTATTGTTGAATTGTTCGACGGAAAATATTATCAAGTAATTGGCGAAATATCGAACACTCGTGGTTTGACTTTGGCGAAATGGAAAGAATTTGATGAAACAAATACCAAAAAATGCTAAAATATTGTCAGTATCTCACGATGACCTTGATGGGGTGGGATGTCAAATACTATTAGGTGGAATTTTTAAAAATATAGAGTATCGAAATTGTTCATACTACAATATTGATAAAGAGTTAATGTCTATAGATGGTAACGATTATGATTATATCTTTGTTACAGACATATCCCCTAAGATACACGAAGTATTGGATGATTTTGATAACGTTATTTTGATAGATCACCATCAAAATGCAAAAAATGATCCTAAAAAGCATAGATATGTAAATAAAAAATATTCCGCTACATATCTTACTAACCATTATCTAACAAAGATGTATGGTGAGGATAAATTAAAACGATTTTCCAAAATAGTAAAATTAATAAATGATTATGATATGTGGATACTCAAATATAAGGGTAGTAAAGCATTGAATGATTTATTTAGCCTCTACAACTCTAAAAAGTTCCGTATTCGATTCCGTAGTGGTAAATTATCACTAAATAAAAATGAAAAAGAACATTTAAAGGGTGTACAAGATAGTTTTGATAAACTGTATGACGAGATTGTCGTAGAAGAGTTTGAAAAAATTAATGCTTGTTGGTTTGAGGCGGATGTATTCGTAAATGAAATAGCTCATAAACTAATGATGGAAGACGGTTACGATTGTGTTATGTTTAACACATTGAAAAGTTATAAAGTCTCTATTCGTAGTAAAATGGAAGACTTCAATTTCGGATTATACTTAAAGGAAAAAAATCTCGGTGGTGGTCATAAAAAAGCTGCGGGAATCAATGTTAATTCGCAAGAAGAGATGAACAATATTGTTGATTTTCTTGAGAAAGATTTATATGAAAAAATACCTTCTATCAGAAAATGAGGTCTTATTGAATGAACGGATTCAAAAATATATACTATAACAGATTTAGTAATAGAATAACATTGTGGGAAATAAATGACGAAGGTCAAACGGTAAAGTCAAGAATAAAACCAAACATAGAATACTACATAGATGATGAGTCGGGTGAATCCAAAATGAAAGACATTTGGGGAACACCCGTTAAAAAGCAAGTCTCTCGTAGTCTCAAATCCCTTAGAAACTCTATAGAATTAGGGAATCTAAAAACATGTGAAGCTAATATTGATCAGGAGATAAAATATCTCCAAAAAAGATTTGGTAATAAAACCATTGAAATTGACATGGGTAATTATAATGTTGCCACACTCGATATCGAGGTTGAAGTTGGTGAAGAACCAAAACCGTTTGAGCAAATGGTTGATGAGTGTGATAGTGTAATCAATTGTATTACTATTCACTATTCTAAAACGGGAAAGACCTATACTTGGGGTAATCAAGAGTATACGGGAAATCATTTGGAAGAAGATCCTACTTGGACGTATTATCATATTCCCGACGAATCACGAATGCTTGCATCATTTATTAAACATTTCCGAAGAAACCACGTAGACATAATTACTGGTTGGAACGTTAAACACTTTGATATGCGATATCTTATTGATCGCACCGAAGTATTAGATATTGATTTATCATTCTCACCTCTTAATGTTTATGAAGAGGCATGGGATAGGGATCAGTATGACAACAAAATTAAATACTATAAGATTGCGGGTATATCGCAATTAGATGGTCAGGCATTATACAAGAACTTTACTTACAAAAAAGAAGTGAGTTATAGTCTTAACCATATTGCAACTACTGTTGCGGGTATGAGTAAGATTAAACTTGATGATGCTATTAATATTGCATATAAAACTAATTGGAATCAATTTGTTGAATATAATATTGTCGATGTAGATGCTGTACGAGCGGTTGAAGAGAAAAAGAAATTCATTGAACTTACGATTACTTTATGTACTCAAGCAATGATACCTTTTGAGGGTGTATTTTCTTCTATCAAAGTTATCACAGGATATATGTTAAGCTACCTCCACCAATTTGGTTTGGTAATGCCTGATGTAAAACGTGGTGAAAAAGAAAAATACCCAGGTGCGTTTGTAAAAGCGATACGAGGTGTATATAAAGAGTTGGTGTCATATGACTTTGCGTCACTATATCCAACAATCATTAGGATGTTCAATATAAGTCCAGAAACCCTTGTAATGCATCCGAGTGAAGATGATATACCTAACCTTATTAAAACTCCAGCATCGACGCTCTATGAGTGCGACACACCTAAAGGTCACTTTGCGGTGGATGGTATTTATTACAAAAAAGATAAACAAGGCGTTCTTCCTAAAATTGTAGAAACAATTTACTTTGAGCGTGTAGATTTTAAAGATAAAGCTAAGTGTGCATTCAGTATTAAAAATAATCATACTGTAGAGCAAATGGCAGAGTATCAACATTGGGATATGGAAAAAGCCCAGAAGATTTATGATGAAGTGATAGAAGAAGGATTCTCGGAACAATATTACGATTCGCAACAGATGATTCGTAAGATTTTGATTAACTCAATGTACGGTGTACTTGGTAATAGATTTTTCTCATTCTACAACATCAAAAATGCAATGGCTATTACTATTGGTGGTCGAGACGTTATTGAATATGTTTCGGATGCTGTTAATAATTATTTCCATAATTTCTGGCATAAAACATTTTGGAAAAAGTTTCCAGAGTATGCTCACCTAAAAGGTAAAGTGCCACAAGTTAAAAAAGATATGATTCCCGTTGTGGATACGGATTCGAACTATATTTGTCTCGCAGAGGTGATTGAAGGATTGGGTCTTAAATTTGATACGGATGAAGAGTATCGTGTATGGGTTGATGATTTCGATACTAGATTCTTGACTCCGTTCTTTAACAAAATTCTAAAAATATATGCTAAGAAGTATAATGCGGAAAACTTGCATGACTTTAAGCGTGAAAAAATCATTACTCGTAAACTTGTTCTCAAAAAGAAAAAGTATGCGGATATCGTGGTTGAAAATGAAGGTAAAGTTTATCCTGAACCTAAATTGTCTATTACTGGTATTGATATGGTTAAAACAACAACACCGACATTCTTTAAAACCGCTTCTACGAATGTGCTACACTCTATGCTTATAGATGATGATCAAGAACTCATCAAAGATAAGTTGAGAGTATATAAAGAAGAGTTTATGAAGTCGGATATTATAAATATCTCTGCACCACGTTCTGTTAACAATTATAGTAAATGGGCAGAAGATGTTGATACTTATATTGAGAATGGTGAGACCTATATTCTAAAGGGAACACCACAACACGTATCAGCGTCAATTAATTACAATTTCTTCATTAAGAAGAAAAAGATTATGACACCGTTTATTAGTAACGGTAGTAAAATCAAAGTTGTTTATGTTAACCCTAATAATATTCTACAAACTCCAATCATTGCATATGTGGGTGACTATCCACCAGAGTTTAAGGAACATTTTAGAGTTGATTATGAAACCCAATGGTATAAAGGTTTCATTAAAATGGTAGAAGATTTTTACGATGCGTTTGACTGGGGAGATGTAGTCCTAGACAAAACGAATATAAACCAATTTGTTACATTTTAAGGAGTGCTAATGAGTTCTATTCAAAAAATTATACAAGCAGACAAGGGATTGAAAGGGACGGATAAACTATCAGAGTTACAATATGATATTGATAACGAAGTAGTTGAATTCCTTTCAACGAATTGTATACCCATCAATTTGATATATGGTGGAAGACCTGATGGTGGTATTGCTATTGGTGGAATGGCAATGATATCTGCCGATTCGCAATTAGGTAAATCTATTATAGCTATGAATGTTATGCGTAACGCCCAAAAGCGTGGTATGCAAATTGTAGTTATTGACACAGAACGTGCGTTCCGTAAAGGTGTTGCAAATAAAATGGGTGTCGATACAGATCCAACTAAACTTTCGGTGTTTCAAACATCTGGTATAGAAGAGGTTGAAACGATTATTATTAAGATTATGGATGGAGTTCCATTATCCGAAAGAGCAAACACATTAATTGTTATTGATAGTTGGGGAACACTCATCACATCAAAAACTAAAGACAATGCTCTCGTTGGTAATGATAAAGCGGATTTCTCCGAAGCGAAGAAAAAGAATAAACTTGCTAATGTTTGTCTTAATACTGGTGGCACATTTATGGTAGTTAATCACGTATACGATAATGTTGGTGGGTTCGGTGATCCTCTATTAATTCCTGGTGGTAAACGTATCACGTTTAATTGTGACAATATTGGATTGTGTATTAGTCGTGCAAAAGATAAAGATTCCGAAAAGAATATTAATGGTCATATTGTAACTATTAAAGCTTACAAATCTCGTTTTTCTGTAGCGGAAACTAAATTAAAATACCGTATTCGTAATGAGGGTGGTCTTGATCCGTTCTACGGTATGCTTGATGATGCTCTTGAACATGGATGTATCACCAAACCAAAACCTGGTAAATATATTCGTCCACATATTGAGGGAGATAAAGAACTCAAAGAGGACGATATTTACACTGGTGCATTTTGGGGTCCGATATATAAAGACACAGATTTTTCTGAATGGTTAGAAAAGAAGTATCAATTTAGAGATGATATTTTACTTGCTGATGAATTAGAAGGTATATTTTAAATAGGAATCACTAAATATGAGTGAATATAACGACGAGTTACTCGAAAATATTATAATGAAGTTTTTATATACCGATAAGAAGTTACGGGAGAAATTAATCCCGTATCTTCGCTTCTCTATCTTTGACGAGGTAGAGAATGTCGAATTGATAAAGTTTATTAAAAAGTTCATGAATAAATATAACAAGTTCCCTAACCCCAAGGAAACTAGACTTAAAGTCAAAGACCCTGATGTGTTTAGGCATTTACGTAAAGTGTTGAAGATGGACACTTCGGAATATTCAACCGAAATGATATTGGGTGAAGCCGAAGAGTTTATTAGACAACGTTGTATAATGGATGTATGTTTTAAAGTTGTTGAACAAATCAACAATGATGATATGGAATCAATTGGTAACTCTCCTGATGAAATGAGAGAAGCCGTTGCATTTGCATTTGATAATAATGTTGGTCTCGACATCTTCGATGAAGAAGCCGAGGATAAGATATATACACAATTGCATAATTCCGATGTTGTGGTTTCAACGGGATTAGATACTATTGATGAACTAATTGAAGGTGGTTTCCACGAAAAAACACTATCACTAATTATGGCTGAATGTGTGACTAAAGACACACAAATATCTATACGTGTAAGAAAATGTACATAATCCCTTAGTTTCAGCTATAATTTATATAAATATCTGTAGATGAAACTAAGGAGATTGTATGAATATATATGAAAGAAAAATGTTTAAAGATGTAGTAATAGATAATAAATTAAAAGTTATCATGTCTTCTATTGAGGATGTATATCCTAACATTAAAAAAAATTATAACATGATGAATCATCTTAAAAGGTTGATATGTTATGATGTCGAGAACATATATGCGAAATATAAAGTATATGCGAATCTAACCCCTAATGAAAGGACAAATCATGACATAAATACATATATATTGTTATATGGTGATGTTATTGGTGAACAATTATATAATGATTATTGTGACACTCTTAGTGTATCACAACGAAAATCTTATAGTGTTCATGATAGACCTAATAGAGACAGTCCATTTATTGTTGATACATGGTTAAAGCGTGGATGTTCATATGACGAGGCTATTGAGAAGGTTAATAATATAAAATATACTGCTCAAATGAATTCTCGTATAACTAAACAAAATAACCACGACATATTACCAAACCAAGTAGGATATTGGTTAAAAAAAGGATGTACAATGCAAAAGGCTATTATTAACGTTCGTGATAGACAAAATACAACTACACGTAGAGTTAATGGGATTTTGTGTTCTAATATAGAATATGAATTATATTCATTGTTATCCAAACATGTTGACAATATAGATACACAGTTGCCATTATCACGTATTGATGACCCAGGAAGGATATACATATATGATATGTATGTGGGTGATAGAATTATCGAGTTTAATGGGGATTATTGGCATTCGAATCCAAAAATTTATGATGAGTCGTGGGTGCATCCTGTGAAAAATAAAACGTCTATTGATATTTGGAATGACGATAAACTAAAAATCAAAAACGCTACATTACACGGATATGAAGTATTGGTGGTGTGGGAAAATGAGTTTATTAATGATAAGGAGCGAGTTATTGATGAATGTATTAAATTCTTCAGCAAATGATTGGGAATATATAGATATACCTATTGAGGATTCGGAAAAATATATAAACTCTGATGAGTATGATATTGAAGTATCGTCCCCTGATGGGTATATCCCTGTGTCTAAATTTATAAATAAAGGTATGAAAGAAATATACGAATTGGTTGTTGGTGGGGACATGTTGAGATGTTCTGGTAAACACTACG